ACTGATTCATCTTTTCATAATCAACCTTAGGCTGATCTGATTCACTACGAGTTGCTGCTGTAACATTAAATGCCATAAGTATTCTCCATTAAAATTAATAAACTATTACGCTAGTTTAGGGCTTATATATTCCAGCTTACTCAAAGCTGGTCAATAAATTATCCTGCTTACTATACTACAGGGTCAGTGCCCCCTGGCTAGGCCCAGGGCTTAGTATGCTTTCGCATACTCTGACAGATCAAGCTTAATTATAACTTACTTTGGAAGATTAGACAATAGTTCAGCACGAATATCATCCAAAGCATATTCAGTTACAATATGTCCACTATCGAAATAAGTTACAAAACAATCGTTATCTTGATCTGCTTCCGTAGCTTGTTCCTTCAAATAGAAACCTTTTTCATTCTTAAATACTGCAACCAAACCCTTTGCACTCTTCTTTTCTCGGCTACCAGTCTTAGGATCTTTGTAAAGATCAACTGAATAATCATTGGCATCTTCATCGTAGAAAGTAGCATGAGTTGCTTTAATTGCCATGCTGAAGGTGTCACGAGTGTTGAATTGGTATGTGAAAGAACCTACACCAAAAATAACATTCGTTGATGCAAAACCATTTTCCTTAAGGCGACTCAGAATTTCTTCCAGATTACGCAGTGTAATAGAATCTCCATAAATCAGACCAATCTTAGAATCTAACTGCTTATAACCCTTAGCTGTTTCAGTACCTCCAAAAATATCCCAAAGAGTTTGAATAGAGCCTACAGCAACGTGTTTTGGAATTTCTTCGCCAAGATCATACCCGGTGCAGGCGCCATCCCATGTATCATAGTGAGGTTCAATAATAAAATATTTACCATCGACAATTACTACTTCATACTCATCTACAATTTCATCTTTAGTTAAACCTTGAGGATCTTTGTCAGTGTCATAAATCTTATAACCAGCAATGATATGCAAAGGATTACCAGAATCAGGACGAATAACCAGACGAGTAGGAACAGGACTATCAGTTTCTTTACGAGACAACACAACATTTTTGATACGAGGAAGAATGCTTGTCAGAACACCCCAATAATCAAACGTATCAGTAACGTAGGAGAAAATACCAGTTGGGAAAACCTTTGTAATCATCTTTACGATGAAGATTTGTTCAGCCTGTTCCAACAGCGGAATACTTTCATCCCTTGTAGTATCTTCATACTTACCAAACTTTTCCAGTTGATAAGAGATATTCAAGATATTAGAACTTGCAACACTGTGTTCAGTTGCTGGAACAGAACCAGCGATGTAACCTTGTGGACTATAATACTTCTTTGCATAGGCAATAGTAGGAATATTATCTGAACCAATTGCAGACAGCAAGTGACCAAAGTTCACATTACCATTTCGACCATCCAGCAAACCACGCAGAGAAAAGTCATGCATTTGATAACCAACAACAAATGGATTTGCTTCACCAACAGTTTCCAATGCATAAGCTTCCAAAACCTTACGGAATTCAAAAGCAATCGTTGCATTAGTAATCATAGGCCACAGATAATTACTGATCAGAGTTTCAAGATAATTGGTCAACCAACCAAAACCTGGAACAGTATTCTTGACTCGAATAAAAGGAACACCCATTGGAACCAAAGAACCTTCTGGTAGTGCTTGAACCTTGATTGGGAGATATTGCAAATTGTGCAGGCGAGTAATGTGATCAACTGAAATAACACCAGGACCAAAAATACCATCCATCATTTCAACATACTCATCTACAACTTCCGTCAAAGGACGAGAGAAGAAATTACGATTAAAGCTATCAATCAAGTATTCCTTTGTCAAACCTTGGAAACCATTAGCAACTACTTTACCATTATATGTACTCGTTCCCTTGAATCGGGCATCGCTTCGTGCTGTCATATTACTTTCAAGAGTGTGCATAAGAGGATCGTACATAAAAGGGTGCCCAATCTTGTAGCAATCCGTGATAAACATTGGATTCATTTAAATTTCCTTTACAAAGTTAATTACATTGACATCTTTAGACATCAAATTACAGACATAGATATTATCGAAATTTTCCTTCAGCTTGTCAATACCTGATGTAAAGAAACCGTGTGTAATATACAACGATAATTCAGTAAGATTTGGTTGAGTTCTTCGAAGCATTTCAGCACAAGCTAAGAATGTTCCTCCGCCATCACATAAGTCATCTACAATACAAGCACTTCCTTTAATCGTATCATATTCATAATCCATATACTTGATTGTAGAACCAATACGTTGCTTGTTTAAAGTTACTAGATTACTTGTATCATCCCAGACTTGAAGCAAATCTTTTGCTTTATTGTGAGATCCTTTATCTGGTGCAATGAAATAATCAAATTGAGGAATATTATTCCAAATACATTCACTCTGGGGTACATTAATCAACATTGGAATTTCTTGCATTGCAACTTCACTATGCACATCTAAAGTATCAATTGATACTCCAGTAGTATTTAGAATACTTGCAAAAACTTGTAGTGCAAAAGATTCCCCAGGATGACATACACGATCTTGCCTTGAATATGGAAGGTAAGGAAGTCTAAGAACAATCCTCCCTTCTTCAATTCCAAGAATCTTTAAAGCATCAACTGCTTGAAGGGCAGTAAAGATATCATCATTAGATTCAAACTTACAATTTACTTCATAAGTAGCACCACTTGGTTTGATCTTTTCGGGTTCAAGAAACTTAAATCCAACTTCACCTGTAGGAAATTTCCAAACCTTAATTGGAACTTCCTCGATGTGTACTGAAAATTTCCTAACTTCAATCATTCTTTTTCACCCAGATAATCTTCGGAGAAATGCATCCATAAACTTCTTGAGAAGACTCACAACCTTCTTCAATCGGTTTATCGAAAAATTCACAACCTTCACAACTTCCACAACTTCCAATTTTTGGAGTAAGAAGTACAGCAGGTTGTGTCACATAAGTAACATCTTTAAATTTGAATTCCATCGTATTTCCTTTCGATTATTCATCTGAATCTTCATTTAATTCAGTTGGATTAGTTAGATGACTTTTGAGGGTAAGTTTATTAGCTTGTTCAATGTAGTATTCGTAGTTGATATCTTGGAGTTTAGCAGGAACCTTATTGCATGTCAACACCTTCCAACCAACTTCAATCCCAAGTCTACGATCACCTTGATCTTCTTTACCAGCTAACGCAGGCATGATTTTAACAAGAGTCCCACCAGAGTGCGACATGTAATACCGACAAATGTTTTGTTGTTGTTTTTCCACACCATCTTCATCTACTAGAACAAGTTTAGAACTACGTGGAACCTTAGTTCTAAGTAAGAAGTCCCACTTGTTTTCATGCTGACAAATGAATTCTTCAACAGTTCCTTTACCAAGAAGTTCATATTCAGCAGCCATCGGAATAACTAATCCACCTTGGTTCTGGTGCCATCCAAGTTCTTTACGATCATACTGATATGCACCTTTGCGTTTTACCTTACCATTCGTGTAGATGGCAAGATAATTATTAACGTCACGAATATACATTGCAGAATATTCGGCAAATTCAAGTTGAAGTTTAACTTGTTTCTGCCAAGCTTCACAGATCGCATTATATTCTTCACGTTTACCTCTTGGAAGTTTTACTGTAACCCCATCTGTATTCACTTGGATGATGACTAATCCTTCGATCTTCTTTAGCTTTTCAGCTAACAGACAAAGAGACAATTGACCATTAATTGTAATCTTCATTGTGTACATTGGATCATAGAATGGGCTAAATTGATTATTACTATCTCCATAAACTCCATTGAGAGCTAACTTAAGCATTGCATTTTCAGCAGTACCTTTTGCATAACTCTTACGTTGATTATAAACGTCTTCATAAATATCACAGAAAGCCTCACCAAGATGTTCAGGATACACTCGATTACTAATGCCAAGGTTTGGATACATACTCGAAACATCGGCATCAATCAATTCATATTCTTCATCTGCAAATACTTTGGTATTCACTAAACTACCGTGAATACCACCAACACCAAAGTCGAATCTAAAACCATCAATTACTACATTCAAACAAGTAGCAACTCTCCAGTTCCAATAATAAGACTTCTTTGGTACTTTAACAGCTTTCTGCTTCTCCTTACCTTTGGCGTCAATAATAGTTTCATAAACAACATTACCTTCTGCATCCTTCAGATTTTCAGTAGCCTTTAATTCTTCAACTTCAATCCAAGAGCAAGGACGTTTGACCTTAAGTTCAGCTAAAACTTCTTCTGAAGGTGCCTTAAACAGTTTTTGACGCTTCTTAAGTAACTCAGCATACTGAACCAGTTCCCCAAGATCATGTTCTTCAATATCAGTAAAGACACCTTTAGTTTCTGAGATTTCTTGTTTTGCAAACCATTCTTTTACTGCAATGAATGCAGGATGTACAAAATCATAGTAACCAAATAAACAATCCTTAAGTTTAATTACATCACGTCTACTTTGATTAATCTTACGTTTTCCACCTTTGAATGAGTAGCATTGAACACCTTCATCTTCAAGTCGCATGATGAAATAATCTTTACCAATTTTAGTATCGTTATGATTTGTAAAATCACGATTGTACTTCTTCGACAATTCATCACGGAATTTAACCATTGGTACAGACTTGAGATAAAATTTTCTAGTTTCAGTCAAGTCATGTTTATGGTAATAAACTAACACATCAATTTGAAAATCAGTCAGGAGTGTACCAACTGGATATGGTAGATCTTCAATATTATCTGAAAGCATATTGAATTCAAGCATCTTCAGGCTGGTAGACTTAGCTTTATTATCAAAATGATGAATCTTGAACAGATCCGCCTGTTGTACAAACATTTCAGTTGCCCGAATAGTATGACCAAATTCGCCTTTAAAAGATTCAATTTGAGTTTGTGCTAACTGATACATCTTGTCTGGAGTAATTACATATTCTCGTTTTGTGAGTTTATATGCAACAGCTTCATTTAGCATTTCATGCAAAACTGGATAGTCGAAACCAGTATTATTGAATCCAACCATCCGTTTCTTCTTAGCGATACAATCTCTAAGATATGCAAGAATCTCTTTAGTTTCATTTTTACGAGAACTACATTCCCATTGTTTCAAGGTTTTCCCATCTGCACTGATATATCCAAACAAAAAACAATTAGGGTATGTTTCCAAGTCATAGATATCGTCAGTTTCAATGTATTCCAGTTCTTGCATATTCACCTTTCTGTCTAAAATGTACCTGATAAGTCTAGTGTGCTTTTGTCATACAACATATGAGTATTGTTGCAGTAATAAAGTTCACCAGCATCACCAGTAACTCCATTATTTCTGTTCTTACTCAACACTAACTTAGTTGTATTTCTAACAATTGGATCAGTATTGTACTTGTCTCTTGTCATCAACACAACCCATGATGCACTTTTAATCAGGCTTCCTGACCCAAAAATAGCTTCTTCACTAACAAATGTACCTGAAGATGCTGACTGTTTACCATCACCTGTTTTACGAATGTGAGCAATCAATAAAAAGCTTACTTCATAGTTCTTGCACATTGACTTAAGCCACTTCATAAAAGCTGCCTGTTCTTCATGTGGTAGCCCTTCGAACAAATCAGAAACTGGGTCAAGGATAATCAACTGACAGCCGCATGAAATAATCATCTGTTCAATCTTTTCTTTGATTACTTCAATACTACCATCACGTTCATCAAGCACCATGAACCTATCCGTACCGTCTTCTCGTTTGAAAACTTCGTCTGCTTTAGTTTTAACATCATCTGAGCTTACAAAACCAAGCCTATCACCTTGAGTCTTCAAGTTGGCAATCTTAACTTGCAAATGCCTTGATAACATCGCTTGTGCATATTGACCAGCGTCCAATTCAAGTGATACTACACCAGTCTTGTATGGACTGTTGAAAATTAAGTCATATAGAATTTCATTTGCAACTGTAGTCTTAGCTGCACCAGTACCAGCGGCAAGAACCCCGATACTATTGAGTTCCCAAGAAACCAACATGTTTTCAAGTTTGTTAAGGAAAGAAGGTAGAGGAATACTTTTACGATTCAACTTCTCAAGCAGTGCCTCATATAAACCTCCAGAGCCTAAAACACCAGCAGGTATAAACTGCTTGGCTGAATAGAAGTCTTGAATGAACTGCTTTTCTTTACCCTTCTCAAGCATTTCATTTGGGTCTTTGAGTGACCACTTAGCAACAAATACTTTTCCTTTTGGTAGGACTTTGATCGCCTTGGTTGTGGCTTCCTCGCCAGCATCGTCATTATCAAAGGCAAGGATAATCTTGTCAAATTGATTGAACCAGTCGTACTGTGCAGCAAGTTGTTTATCACATCCAGTTTCCCCAACTGTTGGGGAAACTACAGGAGTATCATAATCATAACCCTTACCTTTTGAATAGTTTTGCAACATTTGAAACGCAGCAAGCTGATCATGTTCTCCACCAACAATCAGAACATATTTTCCAGGTCTAGTAAATCTAAACTGACCAAAAAGATCACATGACTTTCCAGTTCGACCAAGATTACCATGACCAAATTGTTTAGGATGAACTCTGCATTTATATCCAGATAATTCTCCATTTTCAGTACAAGGGTAATATACCGAATTAACTTTCATTGTTTCAGGATCATAACCAGTTCGAACCCCAAAAAACTTAAGGGTATCATCAGAGATACCCCTATACCCAGAACCTGAAAGACTTGTACGAGATTTCAACTCTTCATTCTGTTCAGGTGTTATCTTTTCTTTTTCAGACACAACTACTTCCTTTCGTTCTTTAGTCTTTTTATTAGACTTTTTCAAACCCTTTTCTTCTAAGAAATCATCAGATGGTTCTACATCTTTACAAACCCAACAGAAATAACTTCCGTCAGCATAAATAGCTTTACCGTCTGATGATCCACATTCTGAACAGGCTTCATGCCTAATGAATTCTGCCATAGTTCTCCTTATTCTCCCAATTCATCATCAAGCATTTCATCTTCACTAATGTCAATATAATCAAAAGGATTATAGCCAGAGATTGTAAAGGTAGAATCAGATTCTACCGAATAAGTACCATCACACATGATTTCAATAAACTTTTGAATAAATTCCTGATCTTCAGTTTTAATAACAAAATCATCAGCAGAGATTGTGCCATTGACGTTGCTATGTTTTCCAAGACACTCACCGAAGGACACTTCTTTCCCCTCGATAGTTTTCAAGTCTTCTTTTTCACAAATAAACAAACCTGAAAGATCACCCATTCGTCCACAATCCCAAAAGAACTCTACAATTACTTTCATGTTTTCTCCTTGTTTGCAAATTCTACAGCTTGAACTTCCCATTCAACAAGTTTTCCAGGTCTGGCTTCAAACGAAATGCGCTCAATTAGTTCTGGAAAATTTGGATCATGCTTTCTACAGAGCGCAACAAGCTCAAACCAAAAACAAGAGATTGGACTAAGTAGTTTAGGTGATTTCACTTCATAGTCGAAATGGTGTAAAAAATTTTCTGACATAGTTTCTTATTAGCTCCTTAGTTTATTTGACTTCTTTGTTACAGTAGCCTGATGACAACCAATCATAGTACCAACCTTCATTTGGATCATTCCATCCACTTGACGGGACATCCCTCCAATTAGGAATGAACTTTTCTCTCCAGGCTTCGTAAGACATACTGGTTACAGTACTATCGGGAGGTACAGATGGGAATGCTGTACTGACTTTCTCAGATGAATCTACTCTGGAAACAAAGACATATCCTGAAGTGGATTGAAGGTAATAACCATGTTCTTTACAGAGTAAAAAGTATTTCTCTTTGAACTCATTCACACAAGGACTAACCACATCAACTGTTTTGATCATCTAAAATCTCCTTAATAGTTTGTTCAACAAGATCTTGATATTTCTTCAAGACAATATCTGCATTCTTCCATTGACTTTGATATTCTGAGTCAGAGTACATCCAATGATTTTCACCTAAACAGAAAGCACGAGATAAAGCCTTACGAAGTTTTTCTTCTTTAGTCATTTCTTCTCCCAAATCTTGTAAGTAAATACTTTCTCAAATGGTACTTCCTCTACAAAATGAAGGACGAATAGCACAGTATTTACAAAAGGTAAAAATACAAGGAAAGTACTCCAAACGATTGTTTCTAATGAAACATAGCCTGCTTCTTTGTGCCAGACAACAGTAGGCCAAATCATACCGATGCAGCTCAAGACATAAATAATCTTACAAAACAAAATCAAAGTCATAGAACACCTTTACATATCATTATCATTTCGGATGCACTGAAACTGTGCAAACCTTGGTTTATCTTTAGTACCTTTTGGAAAGAGTTTAAACTTACCAATTTTCATCAGAAGTTCATGTTGGTTCTCAAAGTA